GGGGCCGCCCACATTGCCACCACGACGCAGCCCAACAATGCCACCGTCAGCAAATAGAGGACCACCACCAAACCCGGTAGGCATTGGGCGTCCGACTGCCGCGTAGTTAGCACGAATGCGATCCTGTGCTTCTTTTAGCTCGGCAGCGCTTTCAGCGTCCGCAGCTTCTTGGCGTGATTTCATCTCATCTTGCGCGCGCATCTGCGCCTGACCACCAAGGCCAATAGAGCCAGCGGTTAGTGGAACCTTAGCCTGCTGCATAAACTGCCCACGTGCAGCCTCATCGCGGAATATATTCTGAGCACCTTGAACCATTTGAGGCGCGTCAGCGTACTGACTTTGCTGGAAAGCCTGCTGAGGGTCTAAAGTCATAGAACCCGTGCTAGATGAAGGCGTGGTAGTTGCAAAGTTCGACCCGCTTGGAAACTGAGCGCTAGCCGAAGCCGGTGGAGTTACAGAAGAGCCGGGTATTTGACCAGCGCTAGTCCCCGCCAAAGATGCAGTTGGTGCTTGCGTTGCCGATTGCGTTGCAGCCTGCGTTCCTTGCCCTAGAGTGCTGAGAGGGCCCGTAGAAGCCGCCGTACCCGAAGCAGAACCGCCAAGAGCAGAAGCAGACGGGTTCGTCACACTAAAGCCAGTTGCAGTCCCGCCGCCAGTTCCAGCCCCTTGAATCGCTGCATCCATACCGGGGCCCGTAGCTCCCGCGCCCGCGCCAGCAGCGCCCGTGCCAGCTTCTGCCGCACCACTAAGAGCGTTACCTAAACCACTAGCAGCGCCAGCCGTTAGACCGGAGAACAAACCACGGCGTAGCGGGTCGTCCATGCCACGAAGCTCAGCCTCAGCAGCGCCCAATGCGCCAGCCGTTAGACCAGTAGCAATCGCACCTGTGCCCAGCCCCATGCCGCCAGCAATCAACGGCGCCGCAAGAGGAGCAAACAAAAACGCTTCAGGCAGGCCGGTATCAGGGTTTGTGGTCAACTCACGCCCCATCATGTCCTGAGCAAGCGCATTAAGCCCCGCCACTTCGTCACTAGAGACGTGCATCAGCATGTTATCGCCGTTTCGTCCCTTCGCTGCTAAATCCTTAATGCCACTCATAGGGAGACCCCAATACCAGTTTGTTTACATTGTATCAATTTCTGTCGATCTCTAGGTAGGATAAGTAAAAGTCTACATCCGCTTGAGAAGACTCAATAGTTAAAACGTCATCTGCCTGCATTACGCACGATATACCGCTAAACACGTCCATTGTCGAGTTTACAGGAAGGAAGTGATTACTGAGCAGGCTATAGGCAGTCGCTCCGCCATCAGGTTTAAGCCGTACATCAAGCAACGTGCTGCCAGAATCCGCGTTAGTGATTCGCAGTGAGTTTACAATGGCGGTATTTGCCTCGGGCACTGTGTACATCGTTGTCTCAGTCGCGGCAGGCGGCGTTTCAAATTGACGAAAATACTTATTAGCCATCGTTAGTCTCCGCCGACAAAAAGTGCGCTGTTAGAATAACCGAAGGAATTTCCGGGCGTGTCGGGTTAGTCCGAGCCGGGTAGTTTTCAATGTACACATCGGTGCTTTCTGCCCACCAAGCCATCTCAAGGTACTCGTTAACCGGGTCATTGACTGTAAATATGCCACTAATCGCAGGCACAGCATGCCCCCAAACACCTGTTGACTTACGCACTGGCACGTCAAACCGAGTATTACTGAGCGGATAGTTAGTACCTGTATTTTTCGCCCAAAGCTCGAACTCTTGAATGTTGTTTGACTGGTTAACCACCTGAAGACTTACGTTAATCTGGTACTGACCGGGGTAGTCAAAAAACAACTTGGTGTCGTCCTCGACCCGAATGCCTGAGCCAAAAATAGGCGTATTCATTCTGACAATGTTTTCAGAAGTTACTCCAGCACTAGTTTGATCGGCGTCATCCATAAACATGCCATAAGGCTTTGTCATCCCTACGCTGTCTTGAAAGCCTCGCACGTGCCCGGCAAACGCCCCGCCACCTGCACCAGATGATGTCCAAGCAAGCGCGCCTAGCGTGTTCTCGCTAGTAATCGGTGTGTAGCTGTTGTTGAGCTGAAACACAATCTGCTGGACAGCTTCTTTAAGCTGGTTAAAGTCCTGCGGGCTAAACTGTGTAGTTGTAGCCGATGCAGGCAGGCGGATATTGAGAATTTTACTCATCGGCGACCATCCGGTTGGCTGTCAATACGCACATCACCGTACTTCCAAAAATCGCCTAAGTCTTTGCTCTTGAGACGCAGTGCAAGCTGACGCCCTCGAATCCGCGTGTCGATACGGGTGGTGTGAGGCCCAACGTCGCCGACTGCTTCCTGCACAAAATCACTTAGCGGATAATACTTAGTGCGCATGCGCACATTCACGTTTCCGTTTACAAAAAAATCAGGAACAAAACGCCGCACAAACATCAGCTTGTCGCCTTGGCCAAGGTCAAAGTCAGCGGACAAAATCGACGCAACCATTGGGTCTCCATCTGCATCGCGCCCAATCTCGTGGTTATACAAAAACCCGCAGCAGTCAGAAGCAATCGGGTACTCCAGCGAACCTCGGTCAACCCACGACGTGCGCTCAAGGCGGCCTACCCACCACAAGTTATCAACAATGTTGTAGCTGACGTACCGTGATGTCTCTTGGTTGCCTGCGTTGTCTGGATCAGACACTACCGTCTCATCTGAATGAGTCCTAGCAATCGTGCCGCGCTGCCCTCGAACACAGTTTAAGAACCGAGTATCTGTCTTGCCGGTGTAGTCGATGATCTCGTCTTCAATTTGAATAGACCCAGATGGTCTTGGATAGCTAGAAGTATTCTCAACAAGAATTTCTGTCTGCGTAGCGTCAATGTCGCCGTTAAGATTAGTAGGCTCTACATCGTCAGTTGGGTAAAACCAAATAATCTCGTGGTTCTCCCGATCAAGCGCGGTAAACACTTTGTCTTTCTGCTGAATGTTTAGCCCGTCAAACACAAACCGCTGCACGGTGCAGGGCAGAATACTTGTACCACCTTGGAATACGTAGAACGCATTCTCGCCCATCCAGTAGATGACGTTGTTATAGGCAGACCACGCCCGAGAGCTGACAATGCCTGCCGAGGTGCCAATCTGTGTAAACCCAAACGTGTAGGGCGGGCCTAGATACTGCATGGACTCAACTTTGTCGTCAGTCCAAATAATAATCTGACTCTCGGTGTTAGCCGCTGCAACTATCTCTGTGCCTGCAGTAAGCAACTGACTGCCAGCGGTATTAGTCGAGGTCGGCGTCCAGTCGTTAATGTTCTCCTGCTGCGACCACCGCACCTGCAGCGTATCAATCGGCGTACCCGCGTTGTCTTCTCCGGGTAAATTACAACCAAAACAAACCAAATGCCGATCTTTGGTAGTCAGCACAAGGTTAGATTTATGCGGCGCGTTAACAATCTGCGTGGCACGAGTTTCAGGAAATGTGGCATCCCAGATATACACTGCACCGCCACGTGGGTTAATAATTAAATCTTCGCCAAAAGTCTGCAAAGACCAAAGCCGGGGACGAATCGGAATGCCTTCAGCCCTCGGCGTACCCCAAGTATCTACGCCGTACTCACCCGCACCCCAGCCAAACTGAAACGCAGAATTACTAATTCCGGGGTTAATCTGATACTCGGCCTCAACACTGCCCCCGCCGCTAGATACAGTAGAGGTCGCTGGTGTAGAGACTGTAATTAAATACGTATCGCCGTCTACAACTTCAACTTGGTGCTCAGCGTTTATCTCGTCAGCAGGCACTCCGCCAACCGCGTCTGAACCAGAAATAGTCACAAATGCGTTGTTATCTGCACCGTGAGCCAAGTCAGTAATAGTCAGCGTAGTTGAGCCAGACGTAGTCGCAACCGGATCAGTCAGTGTGGATGTAGCTCGCACGGGGGTAATATCGACGAGCTGCCCACCGTTTTCTAAATAAACTTTAAACTCAGTGGCAAACGCAGCGTAAATCGTACCGCTAAGCACGCGCCATACTGTACTGGCACGGGGGGTGCCAAAAAGCTGATCGTCGATATACTTCTGCCAGCCGCCTATTTTTTCAGGCTTGCCAGACCGGAACCGAATTTTGTCCGAATCAACCCAGTCACCCTCCTGCGTATAGGGGGTATTCTCTTTATTGACACCGGGTCTAAAATTCAGTTCTTGGTAGGCCATAGCACATCTCCAGACATTGACGCTAGTTTAGTCTTCGCTCTCTTCAACCTCAACGTCTTCATCGTGCGTAATATGCAGCCTCGACCCATCGGCAGTACTTGTAGCCTGAACGTACAATGCTCCGCCATTAACCGACATCTCAAACTTTACGCCGTGGTACCAAAACTCATCTCCTTCAAGGAGACTACCCGCATCGACTTCAATCATGACTCTCTCTTAATTTCTTCAATCGTTCTTTGCGATCAACTACAAGCGCCTCATACTCATCTTCAGGATAAGCTGAGTAGTACCCCAGCTGTTTGAGCCTGTCACTGGCTTGCACAAGAGGCTCTAAGTCCTGCATGAATATCATACAGTACGGCTCGTCAATCTCGCTTTCCCACGTGTTGTCCGTTAAGAACTCAAGCTCAGCGTCTTCTGGGCCGTAGTCTGGGTGAAACTGCATGCAGTGCACCTCGGGAAACGTAGTGTTAAGCGCATCGACAAACTCGTTGAACTCGTCAATGTCAGGTATTGCATAAGATGCAACAACTACAACTTCTTTGCCGATCTTGCTAAACGACGAGCACGCGCCCATAGCGTCTGCATAAATATGGTCAGTCTCAATAACAGCAACTGCGTCGTCACGCCATGCTTGTCTGGCATGTGGGCAGGCTGGGAAACCGTTCAGGTGTTTGTTAGGCACCTCAAGAACTTCGCGCGACCAACGCCGCACATCAGACTCAATGCTCATTTGATAGGACCACCAGCAATCCACGCGCGGCATGTACGATCCGCTGCGCACTTAAACCCAAACAGCTGGCAATACCCCAGATCAGCAGCTTCAAGTGTTCTGGCTCGGTTCTCCGCCATAAACTCAGCGCCTTCTTCCGGGTAGTCTTCATCCAGCCCAATGTGGTTTTGCATGCAGGCCATCATCTTTGGGGTCTGCACAAACGCTGCACAGTTACCACATCGAGAGGTTTTAGCCTGCTCAGGTGTAATGCCCCAAAGATCAGCAACGCCCTGCCAGAAGTCCTCGTTCGGCGCATCAGGGTTCATAGGGCCGTAATCGTATTCTTTGATGGCAATGTTTCGGTTCTTGGTATTAAGCTTGACGTCAGTTACCGGCTTGGGGCAACTCTCACCGTCTTTGTAGCCGTTTACAAGGGCTTCACCGATTTTCCTGCCTCTGTTATTAACAGCCATCTGCCTCTACCCTTTCTTTTTGCGCTTAGCAGCCGATACACGTTTGCCTGAACCTACTCGCTTTTTCTCAGAGATTTTCTTTTTCTTCTCTGACGAGGACATTTCAGACGAGGTTTTAGGAGTCTTGCTGGAAACTCGCTTGCTAGGGCGACAGTATGGAGTGCCGCGCTTACTACCTTCGCTACGGCCACAGGCTTTGCCTGTACGTACATCTTTCCAGTCTTCCTTAAACCAGCGTTTAAGGGCTTTACCTTCTTTTGTCTTGCGGACCGCCACGGTTATTTCTTCTTGCTCTTGGAGCTAGAGCTAGACTTTTTCTTGCTCTTGTTGCCCCAGTTTTTAGCGCCGACTTTACGACACTTAGCAATGGCACCGCTTGCGTAGGCGCTGGGAAACACTTTATAGCGTTTTTTTACTTTCTTGTAGCAAGCATCTTTAGGCATCGTTTGCTCCTAACAGTCCCAAGCCTTGCGGCTCCAGTAGTTTGCGCTGAACTTATCGTTCTTACCTTTGATCCCGCCACTACGCGCACAGTAAGACTTTTTGCGCTCAGGCTGATCCTTTTTGATGCTCATGGACGGGCTGCCAAAGTTAACCTTTTTGACTTGGTCGCCTTTCTTGGCAAGCACAGTAAACTTGCTCGACTTACCGCCACCGCGTTTAGGCTTATTGTAACCGGAGAAGGTCTCGCCTCGATACTTCAGCTTACCGTTTTCGCGTTTAACATCTTTTGTCGTAGCCATCTTAGTCCCTCTTATGCTCGCTAGGGCGCCACAGCGCTCCTCGTCTAGAGTTCTCAGAGTGCGTCACCCACTCCATATTACCAGTTTCGTACCCCCGCGTAGAATCTACTCTATCAACTGAGGGTGTAAGTTTTCTATCGTACTCAGATGCAACCCATGCGTTGTACAGTCTGTGAAATTCGTCGCACGAAAGCGCCCAGTCATAAAACTCTTGTTTGCTCAGAAGCGATTTTCCTCTATACAAGTGGTGCTTTGCTTTTTGCACGCCGTTAACACGCGACTGCATATTTCTGTACAAGCGCATCAGTTTTCCTTTTTTAGTACGCTCGTATTTTTTAGTAACCGCGTTGTTGGTCTCTTCCCTGCGCTGTCTCTGACGTTCTAACTGTTTTGCGTTCATGCTAAATCCTCTTTGTAGAGCACTTAGCTTATCATGTTTATCATGACGCCATAAGCATTTCTGGCCTAATCGTCGTGCGACCAACCTCGCCAAAGTTTTTATGATAGATAATTGTAGAAGCGCTGCGCTTGCTTAAATAGCCATGTTTTGCAGCGTAGGCATCAGGTGCAGCCAGCGTGCTGTGCTGCTCGGTTATCATCATGGTGTCTTCTTTTAGCGCCTGATGATGCAAGTGTCCAACGTGTGCATAACTGTAAGTCGTGTTGCCAAACAGCTCACGAAACTTGCCAGCAAATATGCTCGACAGCGAACCTATCTTTGATTTGTGTCCGTGGTGGGCAAAAATAGATACGTTGCCCCATTGGAATGCGTAATAAGTATCAGCCGAGGTATCGACTGTGATGCGCGGGTCTTCAGCGTACAGCACCGCAAACATTTCCCGCAGCCAAGCACCTGACGCCGGGTCATGGTTAGCGTCTGCCATGATGACGTGAACATGCTGGTGTTTTTGCAGCATTAACGAGATAACCCTACGCAGCGTGCGTATAGCCACGCGAACCAGCAACTGAAACCGTGTGTCAGTATCGAGAGAATGCTTGCTGGCTGGCGTCTCTGGAACCATGCCGTCAAAGTGCAGCCAATCACCTAACTGAATAAGCAACCCAGTGTGCGCGTCTGGCACTGCTTCAACTGCAGCGTTAATCCACCGCGTAAGCGTTTCTTCGGCAATGTCTGTGTCCCAATTATCCCCGCCGGTTTCTTCCTCAAAGGCCAGCATGCCAATGTGAGCATCAGACAGGACGTAACAAGCACAAAGATCGTCGTTGCTTGACTTTGGTGTTGGCTCTGGCTTGGCCTTTGGGATTTTGTCTTTTAGCGCCTCGACTGCGGCCTTGAGCTGCTCGTACTGCTCCTGCTTATCGCGGTCAGTCTTGTACCACTCAAGCTTTGTCTCGCCAGTCTCGGGATTCCACAGCACCGAGCGACCCTTAAACAGCTCATCTTCGCGCTCTCTTGGCGGTGCATCTTGGTTTTTTCTGGCGTAGTACTCATCGCTGTACATATTCTCGCGGCTACGGCCTTCGCGATAGTATTTTAACCGTGAGGATATGGTTCGAGTGTTTAAACCCAGAAACGCTGCTGCGCCTTCCTGTGAGCCTGTTTGGTCGATAGCCGCTAGAATCTGATCAATCGTGATGCCTTTCGGCCCTGACTTGCTCATATTTAGCCTTTTTTGCGCAGTTCACCTGCTATTTTTTCTCCTGAGCGCCCAACCACATACCCGCCGAGACCAATTTGAATTAGGCTCCACAGTTGTTCAGGCATCTCAAGCACAAGCCCTGCCTCAAAAAATAAGTCGAGATAGGGAGCAAGGATGTAGTTATTAGCTACAATCGCTACAAAAGTCAACATTGTAATAGGCCGCCAAGCACTTGTTACCCAATGCTTTGAATTGGCTTCAGCGACTACAACATCACGCGCAACCTTCTGTGCGGTCTGCTCATGCTCAAGCATGGCAATGCGTATTTCCTGTGCTGCTTTGGCAGCTTGGTCTTTATCCTCAAAGAACCGACCCAGAACATTATCAACAGTAGTGCCAAGACCAGCACCCAATAATTCTTTAATCATTGTTAACCCTCTATGCCCCAGCGAGCAGGTCCGTTTGTGCGAGTGTCGATGTGAGTAAAGCTGTTATATAGGCCAATACTTGCGTCGGGGTAGTTATCCGCGACAAACGCAAACACAGTGTCTGGGGATACATCTTTGACTTGAATGTCAGCAGCGCGAGCAAGTTTATGCTGGCTATTAGCAGCACCGCCAATACTGGCGTTGTGCGCCTCACAACGGCATCCGCTAGTCACAACGACCGGCCCGAAATGCTCACGAACTGCGTCAAGAATACTTAGTGTTGAGGCATCGACCGTATCAAACCCGCAGCCGCATTGGCATGCAAACTCAGAACGAGAAAAGTAAATAGAGATTTTATCAGTCATTATAGTGCCGTCCGTAAGCTCCAAACCGCTAAAGATACAACACCGCCTATAACAACCCAAACAATCTTCTCGCCAATACGCACAGTGTTAGTTTTGGTTGCCAGACGTTTCTCAACGTCCGTTAGACGGTCAATGACCTTTTGTTGGTTCGTGTCGTAGTTATCCATACGATTGAAGAGAGTAACCATGCGCTCCTCCATACGAGCCAGACTGACTACAGCATCGGAGAGCTTATCGAGCTTTTGCTCAATGCGTGTTAGCCGATCTTCATTCATGGCTACTTCCTTGCTTGAGTTTGCGATTTTTTGTTGGTGACAACTTTGTCACCCCCTCGATTGATAGCCACTTTATCGCCGTCAACTTCCACAGACATTTCTTCCTGTTCTTTGTCCATGCGAGCGATAAGCTCTTTAATCACTGTAAACTCAGGCTTTTCTTCTTTGTCTTTAGTGCCCGTAATCCCGGCAAGCATCTGGATGAGCGCCATCGACGCAGTCGCCACAAGGCCAATAACCGGAGCAAGCGAGGCAGGGGGTAGGAAAGTAGCACTGACTACACCGACAATCACAAGCAGCACAATCCACACAATCGCGTTTTTGCCGATGGCTTTACTAGCAACTTCTTTTGCCGTTGCCTGCGCCTCAAG